TTCCTGCTGAAGAACCTTCAGCGGAAGGTGATTTAGGTGAAACTGATGACCCCATGAGTAAACTTGAAGAATTTATTGACACACCTATACAATCAAGTGAAATTGATTTGAGCAAGTATGCTCGTTTAGGTATGGGTGAAAATTCAATGGAAGAAGATGTTGTTGAATTAGATATGAACGAAATTCAAAGTGCAATTAATAGAAGTGTAGCTGAAACTTTAGGAAAATATTTTAAATAAATGAAACTGATTTATGTCAATGAAATTGGGTCGGATTACAAAGGTCAAAAACAATATGAGTTTATCTTTAGTAACTCAACCGAACTTGACATTGAAGATTGGTTTATAATTCCTGCATCTATCGTTTCCAGAAGTAAATCACCTGACATAGAATATGTTGATATGGTTGGTTTACTTAAAAATACAGATTTACAATTAGAATTAATTCAAAACTCCGATTATTTCGGAGTTATTGATGCTGTTGATGGTGTTGTATCTTTAGGTTGGGAAAAATTTAACATTGAGTCCGAATTTGATAGATTATCATTTAAATTTGGAGAAACAATTGATTCTGTATCAAAAAAATTAAAACAAAGAGGTTATCACCTATTAAAAGAAGAAATTAAATTCAAAAATATATGAAGAGGAATGAATTAGTCCAAAGACTTATCAAAGAAGGATTATCAGAAAAAACACTTGTTAATTTTTCAGATAAACAATTATATACATTGGGTAGTAGAATTTTGGGTGAGGCAACATTAAACATACCTAAAGATAATAAAGCAGAAATTATAGCGGCACAACAAAAAAAATTGTCATATATGACATATGAAGGTGAGGTTGGGGAAGGTAAAAAACCGACAGAGAAACAATTAAAATCTTTAGATAAAAATAAAAATAATGAAATTGATTCTGAAGATTTCAAACTTTTGAGAAAAGGGAAGAAAAAAACTGAGGTTAAAGAAGAGAAACCATCTGCAGGACTTTCTAAAGAAAAGAAAAGTGATATAGTCAAAAAAGTTAAAAAAGGTGAAGATATTGGTAAGAAGGGAAAGGGGTTTGAAAAAATAGAAAAGAATGCAAAAGAAAGTGGAGCTAAAGACCCTAAATCAGTTGCCGCTGCTGCTATGTGGAAAAATATTAAAAGAGAAGGTGTCGAAGTAAAAAATTGGGTTAATAAATTAGTGGAGAATAATTATCATTCATTTACCTCTAAGAATGAAATTATGGAATTGATTCAAACAAAAATGGTACAACATGAAGTTGGTCCAAATGTCAAAGAGGGTCACAATGATGTGCCTGAATTTATGAGTTATGATGCAATAAAAAAATCCGAAGTTAAAGAGGATGGTACAAAAACAAAACCAAAAGTAAAACCAACCACCAAACCATCAAAACCAAAAACACCATATAAACCAGGTCCTGGAAAAAATCCTAAACCAAAGGCATTAAAAGAAGACAAATAATGAAATTTACAAAAAAACATTTGTTATCTTTGATAAAAGAAAATTTAGAAGAGATGGCAATGGATTTCGATAGTCCGGATAGACCGGATGCAGGTTTACAAAATAAACTATCACAAGGAGAAACTCCCTTTAAGAAAGTTCCGTTACCTAAAACAGGTGAAGAACCAAATAAGAATTTTCAAGAAATATTGGCATCTGAAAGGTATAAACAAGTTGTTAATAATTTAAGAAGATATTTGGGTAATAATGCACCTGTTCAAAGAAATATGACGGGTTTAATGCAATTACAGGGTACTTTAATGGATGCTCACAATACAATTGTTCAAGTAGAAAGAGAACATAAACAAGAGTTAGAACAATTGGCCGTAGAACTGGTAATGAAAGAAATGGGTATACCTGAAGACGCAATAGATTTTGATGCTAAGATTATTGGGATGGGTGAAATAGATACGAATGATTTTAACAGAGATAATCGAAATGAAGAAAACCCTGAAGAGGTTAATATTGAGAATGAAATTGAAATTTTTAACGAATTACAAAATTTAGATTTAGAAAAGGCAAAAAGAAGAATGATTAATAGTATCATTCAAGGGGCATCTAAAAAGGGTCATTATATGTTCCATTTAGTACCTGACAGACTTCAACAGATTACTGGAGAACCAAATATTTTAAATTTATATGGTACACTAATGTCAATACTTGATATAACTTATTGGCAGGCGAGTGATGAATTATTGAAAGGTTCTCCGAATTCAGTTGCGGGAAAAGAAAGTGTAGAAAGACCAGATGAAGATGACCCTGAAGGTAAAGCGAAAATAATCGCCAGAGGTGTAAATTTCCCTGTTTTAGTACATGAACTAATTAAAGGTGTATTAGAACTATTCGCAATACAAGGTAGACCTGAAGGTGATGAAGGATTTGAAGATGTTGAACAATCAGAGGATACTTTAGAAAAAGAAATGTGGGATTTGAGACTCGGACCCGCAATATGGGATAGAGTTAGAAGTCAATTTCCTGAAGACATTCTAACAGACGAAAATAAAGTAGAACTCCAAAATTATTTACTAACTGAAATATTCAAATTACCCGCTAAGAAATTTTTGGTTTTCATGAAAGAGGTTTTATCTGGTTCAGATAAAGGTAAAAGAATGATGAACGAATTAATGGACGGTATAAATAAAATGTTTAGAGACCAAGAATACGAAGAATCTGTAGCAATGTTTAGAGATGATTTAGATGATGCAACAGATGAAACTGAATCAGATGATTTAAATGACTTTTTAAAATCCTTAGGTATTCAAGGAACAATCGGGGATGAAGATGATGGAGATGAGGATAATGAGGACGATGATTTAGGTCCAATTAGAAGATAATTTAAAGTGGTCAAATTTGACCACTTTTTTTATATTTATATATATGAATCAAAAAATAGAACAATTAAAGGAATATGCAAAAATAATTAAGGATGCTCCGTACGCGTTAAAAACTTATTTGACAACTTACGATAATACTCAAAAAAAATTCGTACCGTTAGAACTATTTCCTGACCAAGTACAACTTATTCAGGATTATGAAAAATACAACGAAAATATTACAAGAAAATATAGACAGGCGGGTGTATCTACAGTAACCGCAGCATGGATTTCAAAAAAATTACAAACGGCAAAACCTGAAAATCCTGAAAGAGTGCTGATTATTGCGAATAAAAGAGATACCGCAATTGAGATGGCAAATAAGGTAAGACATTTCTTAGACCAATGGCCAGAATGGATTAACGTAGGTTTTTCTCCTGATAAAAATTCTGAAAGTAGATTCAGACTAAATAATGGTTGTGAGGTAAAGGCGGTCGCGACATCTGCGGATGCTCTTCGTGGTTACACACCTACAATACTCGTATTTGATGAGGCCGCATATATTGAGGCTGGAGATGATTTCTGGGCAGCATCTATGGCATCCCTATCCACAGGTGGTAAAATTATATTAATCTCGACACCGAATGGGTACGACCCAATATACTATGGTGTATATGACCAAGCAATTCGTGGAATTAATGATTTTCATATTACAGATTTAAGATGGTTTAAAGACCCAAGATACACTAAAGATTTAAGATGGGTTAAATGTAGTGATGTTGTACATTACATGTTGAATAGGGAACAGTATAACGATGAAGAAGTGGTGATGTACGATTTTGATATTGAAAAATATGTTGAATATGGAGAACAAGGTTATAAACCATTCTCTTCTTGGTTTGAATCTATGTCTAAAAAATTTAAATATGATAGACGTAAGATTGCTCAGGAATTGGAATGTGATTTCTTGGGTTCAGGTGATGGGGTAATACCCGGAGATATCCAAGAAAATATTGCCAAGAATATGATAAGACAACCAAAAGAAAAATACATGCAAGGAACTCTTTGGCAATGGAAAGATCCAATACAAGGTCATCGTTATATAATGGGTGTTGACGTGAGTAGAGGAGATAGTGAGGATTTTTCATCAATCAATATTGTGGATTTTGATGATAGAGAACAAGTTTTAGAATATGTTGGTAAAATTCCTCCAGATGATTTGGCGTCAGTTGCATATAAGTGGGGTATTTTATACGACGCGTTTATTGTGATTGATATTACGGGTGGTATGGGAATTGCCACATCAAGAAAGTTACAAGAAATGAATTATAAGAATCTCTATATTGATGGTATTAACACTCAAAATATATGGGACTATAAT